TTAAGGATGTTAACAACACTGACAATGAGGCTGCGGTCTCGGCGTCTATTATGACGGTTGGAACGGGAGCTGCGGTTCCCGAACCTGCTGGCATCCCTTTCCCAACTTTGGCGGCTGCGGTCGCCGATGTGGAAACCGAACCCAAGGCTGCGGTCTTGGAGGAGGAAAGCGATTCTGAGGAGAGTGAAGAATCGTCAGTTGACACACCTGTGTTTGACTGGAAGGCTGCGCAAGAAGCGGCGTCCGATGAGAGAGATCGGATCCGTGTCGAGCGCGACCGTATTAAGCGTCTGGCTGGGTATAAGCTGGATGATGCTTTGAGCAACGCCCGTAGGGCGTTGAGTCCCAAAGTTGAGTTCGAGTTTGAGAATCTCGAGGAAGTCAGGCCAATTAAGAAGGTGCGCGCTGGGCGCGTCTTTTCTCAGTGGCTTTGGGCTATCTTCGTTACCCCTCTCATCCTTGCTGCCAACATTGTGGGGCTCGGTGGATTATTCGCCTGGAACTTCGTCCAACGCCCAGCGCGTGCTTTTGCGCGCGGTGTGGGCTTTGCGTATCAGAAGACTGCGAAAGCCGCCGTTATTGGAGCTTCGTTCGCCTCAGCTCGTTGGAAAGTCTTCGCAGCCTTTTGGAAGAATTGGGCTGCTTGGAAGAAGGCCTTTGCTGTGCTAACCCCTATCTTTGTATTGAGCATTATCGGTGCCTCCATCTTGTGGTGGAGGCGTCGTCGTTCGATCACTAAGGAGGTCTCTGCTGACTCTGTTTTCGACTTTTTGCGCGGCGCCACCGTGTTGGCTGGTGCTGTAGGAGTCGCTGGAGTTGTCTCTGATCCCAATGCGATCCGCTCGGCTGTTGCCAGCGTTAAGGACGTGCTTGGACTTGTAGGGTTGATGCGTAAGCGGGGCGCTAAGGAACGCACTGTTATTAATCGCTCTGGTAAAGTAAATCTGGACCAGATAGATATGGACACTGAAGATCAAAAGGTTTTCGCCGCTGCGGTTGGCGATGCTCTTGGACTGGCTCGCGGGCTGGCCCTTAAGGGTATGGAATCAGAACCTATTGCTGTGTTTAACAATGCTAATACTGATCACCAACACGCTACTCTTGACATTTTGGAGAAAGCAGGCTATCAATTTACTGTTCTCGGCTCTGTTGCTGGGGGCTTTAAGTATCAAGTCGAAGGAGCTTTGGATGAATACGCCATCATTGATGACGTGCGAGTAACCTGGGATAAATTCACTGTTGTGAAGGTCCTCTCAGCTGCTGGCGCGGTGTTAGTGGTGAGCGTTGGAATCTTTTTCCTTGTGGGCTTGGTCATGAACGTTGGGGCTGTTAAGGACTGGTTGTATGAACGCACTCCGTCTCTTCCGTGGAAGAAGACCCCTGCGCTGGAGACTAGTGCTCCGGTCGACAAGGAATTGGATCGTGAAGCACCCTCGATAATTACGAGGGAACCGGCCCCCGACCCCGCTTTGGTTGGTGCTGCTGTCTGGATGAAGAAGGTTAATGGTTCTGATATTACCCAAACTACCGTGGGGATCCCTAGTGAGATCCCATCTAGCGACGTGATTGCTATCATTTACGAAGGCGCTGAGGCGTTGGACAATGAGGCGAAGCGCCAGAAAGGTTCTAAGGGTGATCACATCAGGAACAGCGATATTAAGTCGGCTGCTGAAAATGATGAGAAGTCGTGGCGTGATTTCCGTAACGCTTTGGATAAGCGTGATTGGGATGAAGACGATTTCCGTGATGCACTTCGCTCACTGTCTATTGGTGACAGCGCTGAGAGGCGGGCCAGAGTGGCTGCTACTCAAGCAAAGTGGAAAAAGGCTGCTAATCGAGTGAGGGATTACTATGACATGGGTTATGACATTGCTGACCCAATGATGGCAAAGATTGATAAGGGGATGATGCGTAAGGCTGGTATGGATGACCGTGATTACGAAGAAACTCCCATTGTTGCTCCCGCTATTGTTGCGAAGGCTTATGTTCCCCCTAAGAAAGGAAAGGGTAAGTGGAAGAAGGAGTCTGCTGCTGTGCAGAAGCCTATTCCTGACCCGGCCACGCGGTTGGCCGTCCTAACTATGGGAGATGGTTATCACCCTGTTGCTGGAACTATGGCGAAGATTAAATTAGATGGGAAAGCTTACTACACGCTGACGGGACATCAAGTCGCGGACGCTAAGTATGTTACGTTTAATGGAAAGCGTTACCCTAGCGCGGAAAACCTTGGTACCCTCCCCTGGCTTGTCCAGAAGGATCGTGACCTTGCGCTTTTGCCTGCTGGGGCTATGTCTATCCCCCACATGGAGGCCTTCCCGGCTTCCATTGGTGAACGCCCATCTGCCGGCACGTTGATTCAATTCGACGAGCATGGCAAAATCACCCAAACTCCTGCGACTTTAGAGTTTGCGGGCCGTCTTTCGACTGGCTCGGCAGAACACGACATACGCCATGATGCCACTACCAGGAATGGTAGTTGCGGTGGAGTTTTGTTTGCCAATGGCGCCGTTGTGGGTGTCCATTATGCCACGGACCGCAAATCCCCCTTGCCCAACATCGCGTGCACGTTTGGTCCAGTTTTGGAGAGCACTCCTAAGGCTCCCAAGGACTGGGTCTTACCCGCACTACCCGCAGAGAAGCAATCTAGGTACACGTTCAAGCATGGTGTTTACCATGGCTCGTTCGATTCCAAGCTTATGCTTCCCCCCCGATCGTCCTACACTCTAGTCGATCCTATCCTCATTCAGAAATTGCCTGATGGGGTGCAGAAAGACTTAGCGGATTTTTAGGGGCGCCCTTGTATGGTGGCACACAGGGGTCTAAACTCAATTTTGCCACCGCTGTCAACAAGTATGACATCGGATTATCTATCACCAATCCTCCTCGCGACTACGGCTCTGATGAGCTTTGGGATGTTGCAACTGACCTGGCGTACCAAATGCACGCTAGTGATCTGCGCAAATCCCCAATGAGTTGGGAAGAGGCTGTTGAAACAATTGTTCCAAACACTTCACCTGGCTTTCCTTACACCTATATGGGTTACAAGAAGAAAGGGATGGTTCTCGCGCGGCCCGAGTTTAGGGCGCACGCAGAAGCCATGCCCCCCTGTTACTTTAAGGTGGCTTGGAAGCATGAGTGGAAGGAGATCACGGACATTGCTGCTGGAAAGGTTCGCACCTTTGCCACTGGCCCGTTGCATCTTCAAGTGTTGCAAACAATGATGTTTGGGAATCAGAATGCTGCTCTCAAGCGGTCGCACTGGATCTACCACGGTTTCTCCCCGTTCTCGGGGGGTTTCAATGGTTTGGCCAAGAAGCTACTGTCTAATGAGTATCGTGCTATGCGTGATTGGTCGGGGTTCGATCGTCTTGTGTGGCTCATGAAACGGGTGTACACCATTCGTCTTCGTGGGCTTCGTGAGCACGGACCTCTGACCGAACAACAACAAGCATGGGCAGATCATGTTGCGGCGGCTCTTGCCAATCCGCAATACATTCTGGATGATGGAAGTGTTTGGTCGTGGCCTTGGTCCAACCCCTCTGGACAGGGCGCCACTACCGAAGACAACTGTCTTGCTCACCTGATCATCGAGATTCGAATGTTGCTCGAAATTGACCCCGGACTTCAGATTGAAGCTCTGATGGAGATTATGAACGCTTTATACGGTGACGACCATGTTGGGTCATATCCGGAGAAGTTCAAACAGATGGCGGACAGGTCTTGGTTTACTCCAAAGGTTGCCGCCATTGTTGGAATGCCTCTTAAGCGCTTCGAAGGTGGGTATTTGTACCCGCTGGAGAATCTGACTTTCCTTGGAGCTGCATTTAAGTTCATTCCTGCGCTGAAAGTGTGGGTCCCTTGCTGGTCGAGGCAAAGGATTCGCGACGCTTTTATGCACGGGATAAAGCGCGTAGACACTGATACTGAGATACAAAAGTGTTATTCTCTGGTGTTGATGTCGTGGCCTGATCGCGAGTTGTTCTATATTCTGAGCCGTGTTTACACTTCTCTGCTTGGTAGTGCCCCCCGCACTCCGCTCGTTGATGCGTTGCGGATGTTGGGGGTTCCAACCCTTGCTGAATTGATCGTGTTCTACACGGGGCTCGAGGCCAGTTATGCTGGCCAGGAATACGTAAAACGTGCAGAGGTTATGTTTTTCCTCTCGGAGGTAGGAGGGCACAAAAAGTTTTACATGAATGACCGCTCGTCTCAAGCTAAACGCGTTAAAAGCCAAGCCACCGCTCTTAGGGCCGCTCTCCTCCAAACGGAGCTCGAGCGCCCCAAGCATGGAGGCCATCGAGGAGCTAGCCTCGCACCTTCTTCGGGCTCTGGAGCACGAGGAGGGGGCGCTGGCAAAACTCCCGGCGGACGAGTTGAAGTCCTCCGAGTCCATCCTGGACTGGGGGATAAATCTCGTCAAGGACATGGGTCCACAACTGCTAAAAATGGCGCCAGGGTTGCTGGCGCTGCTGTAGGTGGTTTGAACTCACTCCCCCGTCGGATGGGCCCCTCGACACTTCGTTCTGCGGGACGTGTGTCGGTTGCTAAGGAAGAGAGTGGCGCACCGGTGGCGATTGGATCGCCTCTGAAGGTTCAAATGCAAACTGAAGAGTATACTCGCAATACGGGCAAGAACGGCAACGTGATTGTCTCGGGTAGCGAGTACTTCTGTGCGATAGGACTTTTGGGAGCAGGTTCCGTTAACACCAATGCTGGCGCTATGTTGGCCCAATTCCCCCTCCATCCTGCCGCCTTTGGCGGCACTCGTCTCTCCCAAGAGGCTCAACAATACGATTTGTTCAAGTGGCGTCGTCTCGTCGTCGAGTACGTCCCTGCGTGTGCGACTACTACCGGAGGTAATCTGGTGGGAGCTGCCTCGCTCGACATGTCGGAAAACTTGAGCCTTCCTGGAACTGAAGGCACCCTCAGGGCGATGTTTGCTCGTAGTGGATGCTGCTCTGCTCCCGTGTGGTCTGGTTTTAGCTTTGAGCTGAACCAAACACAATTGGAGTGGTACAGTGTCCTCATCGACAACTCGGACCCCTCAACCACGTTCCCCGGCATGTTCAACCTTGCCGCGGGCACTGACCTTGGAACTGCGACCACGCAGTTGGGTATCATTTGGATCCATTATGAGATCGAGTTTGTGGCTCCTGCCACAGAGGAAGGAACGGATCCCGTGGTGACTGCCTCACAAGCGGTCGTCGCGCCGGACACCGCGGCTGCGAATGGTGCTCTTGTCTCCTGGGCCTCCCCTGGCCTGGCTGCTGGAGCAGCACTTGCTGCTGGGTTCCAAGATGCGAACTTTGTGTTTTGTGGAACCATTCTTGCCGCTGGCACTGTCACCCCTAGCTGGAACAACCTAGTTGATCCCGCCCAAGGAGTGAACCATGTGTTTGGCCCCGGCAAGGTCATTTGGTTCCGCTGGAATCCTGACACGAGCAAGTACTACGCCTACCCTAATATGGCGGGAGTGCTCCAGGATGCCAACGCGAATTTGTGTCTTGGTTCGACTGTTGCAATCACTGCTTCGGCCGGGAATTCTCTCACGTTGATTAATGTGAGGGGTTTCCGTCTGAGCT